GGATTCAAAAGCACCTCGGCCTCCAATCGTTTTTTGGGATTTCCCGCTGCCAACTCTTTTTGCGAAGCCCCGTTTGCCGAACTTACTCTGACTGTCGGCCAAGATGTAGACTCGCTTTCTCTGGTGAGGTGCGCCGACTTCACGCGCTGAGAATATTCCCCACGTTGCTCTGTAACCATCTTCTTCCAAATCGCTGATGACTGAGGAGAGTCCAAGCGATATGTGTCCCTCGACGTTTTCAAAGAAGCACTGAACAGGTCTAATTGATTCGATGTGTCGCCGTATAAATGGCCACAAGTGTCTTGGGTCATCGGTTCCCTTTCGCTGTCCTGCTGCTGAAAACGGCTGGCACGGATAACCTCCAGTGATGAGGTCAACGCGGTCTCGAAAGAGGTGCGCTGGGAAGGTTTTAAGATCCGTGTAAATAGGTGCGGGAGGTAACTGCCCTGCTTCCATCTTGTTGACCAAGTTCGCAATAGCGAAGGCCTCGATCTCCACATAAGCGATGACTCGATGTTCAAACCCCGCAAGGTCAAGTCCTCTTTCGATTCCACCATATCCTGCGCAAAACGCGATGACAGTGGGTAATTCTTTGGTAGTATCCACATTATCTTTCCTATGGCTCGGCAAGCCTCGCCCGTTATTATTGTAAATATGTATTTAAATATACATTTCTTTAGGTGTTATAACCCTTTTACGGCTACAAACCGTAAATTCAAGAACTAAGGGCCAAAGCGACTTAGCGGTTAAAACAATGTCTGTATCGTATCGCCAAACTATCCTTTGATAACAACCGAGTTATCGCAGGGGCTACGTGCGGAGGGTCAACCGCGTCTATGGCATTCTATTAGGGAATTCGCCACCCGAAGGGCCATGTCAATTCATGGCTGCTCTAGCCCAAACATTGTTTGCAAAAAAAGAAAGGGAGATCTGATGTACAGTAACGTACAGTATGATAAACTTGCCTTTCTTGTTACTCGCACAGCAAGTATCCCTCATCAGTAGGGTAAAGTAAAGCCCCCGTAAAAGGGGGTTTTCTTTTATCTGTCTCCCAGCTTACAGAACTGATCTAAGCTCATTCCAAATATCTCGCATAGCTTCTCAAGGGTGTGCAGCTTCATGTTCTCCTGTTTGCGCCACTGGAATACACGCTGGCGGCTTACACACATCATGGTCGATAGTTGGTTACTGTTAATGTTGTTTAACTCCTGAGCGACTCTCAGGCATCTTCCTGCGTTTGTCATTTTCAAATCCTATGTTATCTTAATTGGGCAGGGTTCCCCCTACCTTGCTCTCCTATGGTTTCCCCCCGAAAGCACTTGTGCCGTAGGGGGGTTTTTTACATCAGAAGGGGATGTCTTCGTCCAACTCTTCAATTGACATAGCAGCCACAGCCGGTGCAGCAGCAGCGCCATCAGTATAAAAGACCTTCACATTACCAAGGATAGGCGTTTGATACTTAGCTTCACGTTCTTCTTTGGTTAGGCTCTGGCTGATAAAGCCATTGTTTTCGTACTGATCTTGCTGTTCAGTGTCCACAAACGTAGTCAGGTCAAGGTAAGTTCCCTTCGCACCCTTATACAGTCGTGACTTGTCAATCTTAGTTACGTCGATTCTTACAGATATTCCTACTTTCATTTGGCTTTCTCCACTTCGGTTTTTATTACATTAACGGCCTTGGTTACTTCCTCAGCCAGCTTTGCGATGTATTCCTCATCGCGTTCAACCCTCACTAAAACGTGAGGCATTTCTGGGTGGTAGGCAAAGAAGTCCCACCACTGTCTCCCAGTAACCCACATGCAGCCCTGTATCTGCTGCCAATACTTATTTACTCCTGCCTGATTGTCACGCATATAACCAACGTGCGTATCAGGGGCAGGGCACTTTATCTCCAAACCGCCTTCAGAACCTATAAGCGCATCAGGTGAACAACCATAACTGAAGGTAGGGTCAACAATAAACCCAACCTCCAGAGTGTCGTTGCCAGATATAAACTCGTAAGCCTCTCGCGCATCTGGCTCAAGCTCCGTTCCTCGCTCCATCCAAGGTGTCGTAAAAAACGGCTTTGAGCGACCTGTAAGGCGTTCTGCGATTAACTCATTGATGTACCCATCAGCAGAGCTAGAAGGCTTCCCAGAGTTCGTTATAAGCCTAGAAAAGCAGCTTGCAGAAGGCTTACCCAATCGTGCGGCAAGCCATTCCTCAGTCCCTTGCTCATGGTCTAAGATAATCACTTCTTAGCCTCAAGCGCGGCAACTGCTTTGTCGTAATGCACAGCCAGAACTTGATCAACCGAATCAACCTTCAGCCACTTGCAGAACTTGGCAACATCTGCGCCAGTTTCCTCCAGTAAGGTTTTGATGTGTGAAGATTGATAATCACTCAAAGGTTTCTTGTCATCACCGCGCAGCATTGCAGATTCTGCGTCATCATCGGCAGTTGGTATGCCAGCGATAGCAGATAAAGATACACGGCGCGCATACGTCAGGGAGCTTGAAGCCGCCTGCGGGTCACGCTTAACCACTGGCAAAGTAAATTGACCTTCTAGCCATTGCCCAGAAACGTGCATTAGCCTTGTGCAAACTCCCATTCCATTTTCATCGGTGACTGGGAATTGGGTATAACTTAAACCGTTATCAGCAAAGGGCTGCTTGATTGCCTTGATAACCGAGGTTAGATCGGCATAGCTTGACTTGAAGAAAGGGTTGGCACTGTCTTTAACAGCACCCCCCATCTGAGATTGTGCAGCACATAGTGCGCTGGCTAGTTCATTGATTGATTCACTTGATTTCATGTTGACCTCCTACGGTCTGTTCTTTTGCGTACTGCTCACCATAACCAATCTGGTAAGCATCTGATTGCCCTTCTAAGGCTGGATAACCTGCAACGCAGTCATACTCACCGCGCTCCAGATCGTTTAGATCGTTGATTCCCATATTGCCCCCTAATTATTTAACGCGAAAATCATGCGCGTAGTTAATATAAAGCCTTAAAATTCCACGATGATATTGCTCCATAAACTGAAAAGCCTTGTTAAATTCGATTGAATGCTGAAGCGAATCAAGGGTTTCGTAAAAGCTCCAGTAGCACATAGTATCTAATGCTTCTGAAAGCAATTTTTGCCGATAGATTTTGTATTCTTGCATACTATCTTTAACGTATTTTTGGGTAGTCATATTGCCTCCTACAGCAAATGCCCCCGAAGGGGCGGTTAGATTATATTGTTTCGATGCGCTGGCGGCCTAACTTGTCATACATTCTGTCGGTTAAGTCATTGCCAAGGTCAACAGTTTGCATAACGTCTGGGCGGTCTGTGTATTCTGCGCCTTCGGATATTGATTTAGTTACTGTAAATTCAATCACGCCGTTATAAATGCTAGTAATGATTCCTTCAATGTAGCAATCAGTTCGTGAGATGAAGTCATAAGAGCGGATGTTTTGGCCGATTTGAAAGTTAGTCATTTTGTAAATCCCGTTTTTTTGAATGTGCGCCTATTATATTCTTTCCCTTTACAGCGTCAAGAGTTTTATTACATTTATTTTACGATAGGCAAAAAAAAACCCCTCGAAAGGGGCTTTAGTCTTGTCGGGTAATTAGTAAGACCAGATAGCGGGGGTGGGGAATCCATCTTCTTCAGTGCAGACATCAAGGTGAATGAATCGACCTGTGCCTGTTTGCTGTATGCCTATTCTCTTAATGCCATGCGCCTGAGCCACTCTAATCAATTCTAAGGCTTTCTCTCCTGATACGGCAATATCCACCGCCTTACCTGTCGAATGCGCTCCTGTGGCTGTTTTACGCGATTCTAGGGGGTGTGCTGGGCATCTGTACCCAGAGGTAATAGGAAAGCCAAAGTCACATTCCTTGCGGATAGCGTTCAAGACCTCCAAGAAGTCTTGGTCAACAACCAACTCACCGCAGTGCTGGCAGCTTAGTTCTTTGTCTGTGAAGTATGTTTCTTCTTTTTTCTTCTTAGTCATTTGCCTTGCCCTCTGTATTTCTTAAAGCTGCGCTTCTGATCTTTGTTCATTG